TGGCGGACAATTTGGACAGTACTGATGCGAATGCACGCGTTTACGATATGAGCGAGAATACTCACAATATGACCCCGGCCAATACAGACGCCGGCGATATAGTGGAAGATGTACCATAATCACTAATCAATAAGGCATTTTACAAATAAACAAACTACTTATTTTGAAGAAGTTTCTTTATTATGGAAGGGAGATGATTTATGTCTAGTATGTTAGAGCAAGCAATTATTGATGCGGAGGCCTTAAAAGAAGCCGCTATAAAAAATGCTGAAAACGAACTCATTGAAAAATATTCAGAAGATATAAAGGAAGCGGTAGAAAACTTACTAGAACAAGCACCTCCCGAAGAAGAAGAAGCGGCAATGGATCCAATGGCCGCCATGTTTGGCGCCGGCGCTCCTGCTGGTGCACCTCCAATGGGCCCCGAAGGCGCTCCTCCTGGCATGCCTCCAATGGGCCCCGAAGGCGAAGGTCCCGTTCCTGGCGAAGAAGTTGAAGATGATTTAGCACCTTCATGGGCAGAAGAAGGCGAAGAACTTTGTCCCTGCCCGGGCGATGAAGACGAAGTAACACTTAGTTTATCAGGCCTGGCTCAGTTAATGGGCGTTGGCGAAGAACCTGGAGCCGAAGAAATGCTATCTGGTGAAGCGGCCGCAGGAGAAATCATGGGCGAACCAACCGAAGAAGAACAATTCCTAGTACAAGAATCAATGTTAAATGATATTTTAGGGGAAGATATGGATTTATCTGACGAAATTTATGAAGAAATTGAACTCGAAGAAGGTGAAGACGAAGAACTTGAAGAAGCCAAAGGCGATAAGGGCCCTTATTCAGGCGGAGCAAGACAAAAAGCCGGCGTTGATGATGATGGCGACGGTGTCCCAGACGGTGCGGATAAAGACCCCCAAGATCCGGATGTACAAGAAAACATCCAAAGACATGTCGCTCAATTAGAAGAGCGTTTACGCGCATATGATTATTATTACACAACGTTATACGAAAATCATACAAAACTTAATGAAAATCATACAAAACTTAATGAAACATATAAAAATACAATTGATGAAAACAAAAACAAAAAAGAAACAATTTCCGATAAAGCTAAGAAAAGATTCGAGAGCTTAAAAAAGGAAAACAAAAATCATAGGCAAATAGTATTAACATTGAAAGAAAAACTCGATGAAGTTAATCTTTCTAATGCTAAATTGCTCTATACAAACCGTGTTTTGAATAGTGACTCACTGAATGAGCGGCAAAAAGACAAAATTGTCGAAGCTGTATCAAAAGCGGGGACAGTTGAAGAGGCGAAAACTATTTTCGAGACCCTTCAAAGTGCAGTGGAAGGTGCAAGTACTTCAAGGAAAGCATCGAAATCGCTGAACGAAGCAGTCGCAAACAACTCTTCAGCATTCTTGCCTCGTAGAGAGGTTAAAAATTCTGATCCATCTTTGGTGGAGAGAATGCAAAAATTGGCAGGTATAACAAAAATTTAGTATATCTACATAGGAGGAAAATTAAATGTCAATTATTAATAAATTAACCGAAGGTATTGTTAACCGCGATCTCCGACAAGAAGGCGATGCCCTGCTCCAAAAGTGGGAAAAAACAGGACTTCTTGAAGGAATCGAAAGTAACAATGCTCGATCAAGTATGTCTCGTTTGCTTGAAAACCAAGCAAAAGAGCTTTTACGTGAGGCCAGTTCTATGGCCGCTGGTGATGTCGAAGGTTTTGCAGCCGTCGCATTCCCAATTGTTCGCCGTGTTTTCGGTGGACTTATTGCTAACGATCTTGTTAGCGTTCAGCCCATGAGTTTGCCCTCTGGTCTGATTTTCTTTATGGACTTTACTTATGAGTCTAGTCGCCTCGGCACCGATGCTGCTGATTCAATTTATGGTGGTGGAGTTGTTGGTCAACAATTGACCGGTGGTGTCAGTGACATTACTGAACGTGGCGGTGGTTTTTATGACTTAGCCAATGCGTATTCTTCACCTTCCGGCTCAGCGAAGTTTGCTGCCGATGCATCGGCAAATGCATTCAGTGCTATCACGGTAGGCACATATTGCTCTGTCGGTACCGGCTTCACTGCGTTCAATGGCGCCGAGAAAGCGATTAGTGCTTTAACTCAACAGCAAAAATCAGCACTTCAATATGATCCTGATCTTCTTGCTGGTGGTCCAAACAGCCTTACTACTGATAATGTTGTAGAAATGGTTGTCAGTATTAGTGCCGCTAGTGCATCAATAATGAATTTCGATAACGTGGGCGTTTTCAATCTTACCACCCTTCCAAACAGTGCCGTTCTTCTCAGAAGACTCACGCACCTTGGAACCAAAGGTACAGATGGTAAAACAGTTTCAAACAAGCCTAGTAATTCGGGTGCTGGTACTGCAGGTGCTATTACTTTTTATACGGTAGTAGCCACAGGTGTTGCCGCAACCGACCAGGATGCGACGACTCCGTTAACATTGACCTATCCGCTGCGCGATAACATTGGACAACGAGAAGGTGTTCCAGGCGCAGTTGTTGGTAAAAATGCTTGGGGTCTTGAAGAGCCCGCTCCACAAACTGGTAATGCCGGCGTGTCCTTATCGGACGCAGCTAGCAAAAATACAATTGCTGAAATCGACATCAAAGTTGATTCAGTGGCTGTGACGGCAATTACCAAAAAGCTTAAAGCTAAGTGGTCGCCGGAACTTGGTCAAGACCTTAATGCTTACCACAACCTTGACGCAGAAGTTGAGCTTACGTCGGTTCTTTCTGAGCACATTGCTCTCGAAATCGACCGTGAGATTCTTAACGACCTCGTTAAGGGTGCAAAAGCTGGTACGTATTACTGGTCTCGGGCGCCCGGTCTGTTTGTACATCGTACACTCGGTACCGAACTTGGTGCAGCTGCAGCCGCCCCGGATTTCACCGGTACCGTTTCTGAGTGGTATGAGACTCTCGTAGAAACCATCAATGATGTTTCTGCGCAGATTCATCGTAAAACTCTTCGCGGCGGAGCTACGTTCCTCGTGACTAGCCCCGAGGTTGCTAATATTCTTGAGTTTACTAGCGGATTCCGTGCTAATATTACTCACGACGATGATCGTGGTACTGTTGGTGCTGTTAAAGCTGGTAACATGAGCAAGAAATGGGATGTTTACGTTGATCCGTACTTCCCGCGTAACCTTGTTTTGGTTGGCCGTAAAGGCGGTAGTTTCTTGGAGAGTGGCTATGTCTACGCTCCTTATGTGCCGCTGCAGGTTACTCCCACTATCTTTGGTACGGAAGACTTCGTACCGCGTAAAGGCGTTATGACCCGTTATGCTAAGAAGATGGTTCGACCTGATATGTATGGTCTGGTTGTTGTTCGAGGACTCCTCGGTGAGGAAGGTAGTTAATCTTTAACTAGCTAATAACTAAATAAAAATTAAGCCTCGTCTTGGGAAACTGAGACGGGGCTTTTTCATTTTAATGAACTATTTATAAGTAACTTGAGATTATTCTCCTGGGTCGAGGCCACTGACCCTTGAAGATTCTTAGTCGAACGTGGCTGGCTAAGTTTCGTGATGAAATCAGGTTATCGATAACTTAAAATATAAAAAGGAGAAAATAAAAATGGGAAATAGAAGAATGGGGACAAAACGTTTTGAAAACGTTTTTGATAACATGCTACAGAGCGGCTCTGTAAACGGAGTCAACGGCAGCCCTTTTACATTAAGAGATCCGGATAGAGTTTATTATGAAGATTTTTTCGAGCACGTTCCGAATATCGAGGAATCGCAGATACCGTCGGGTTCGTATGTGAATTCAAATTTTATAATTGAAGGCACGAATGCTACAAATGATGATGTTACTTACGCTACTACCACAGCAGGCTTGCTGTTGACGCCTGACGGCTCTAATGGCGACCAGATCATCATTTCGCCCGACACCAGGGTTACGGGCTCCGCCCGGGCACACTCGGCATGGGGTGGTACTAAATGGGGCACCGAAAACCAAGTTCAATGGGAATGTGCCATTAGAACGGACGCTGCGGATGATGATGATCAAACTGTTTGGGCCGGCCTCAAGCTGACCAACACTTCAGTAGTTGGCACCGACGATGATCAGGCTTACTTTATTTATTCCCCTGAAGGTGATGACGCTTTAACAACGGCATTCACTACAACGGGAAATTGGCACTTTGTTGTTAGTATTGGTGGCACCGAGTATCTTACTGACTTGGGCGTTCCTTTCAAGACGGCAAAAGATTATCGTTTTGGCATTAACATTGATCATGAGAGAAAAGTGTCGGCATATGTCAATGGCGCGCAATACTCTTTGACGTCGACGTCCTCTTCGTTGGGTACTGCGACGGGCGCCGGCGCCGTAAAGAGCAAAGCACTGACAAACGACGTTGATCTTCTTCCGTTCGTTGGAATTATGAATCAAGCTGGTACAGCGCGTGATATGGTTCTTTATTACGAAAAGATTAGTAGAATGTTCTTTGAGTAAAATAGCTTTCAAAGCTAGATTTTTAAAACCCCCCTCAACCAGGGGGGTTTTTTTTCTTTAAATCTCTAACACAATATTATATAATGTACCAAAAGGAGTTCACCATGGGAAAGAAAAGACGCCAAATGTTCAGTCCAAAATATGCAAAGAAATTTGCAGCAAAGTTTGCAAAGTTTAGAGCAGCAGTAGAAGAAGCACTCTCAATAACTGCTGGGGCTTATGAAGAAATTGTCGAAGAGAAAAAGGTTCCTAAAATTATAGCAAAAGAGATTGACGAATCTGCCACAGCTGAGCCGAAACCAAAAACGCGATCTCGCAAAATTTCGCCCCGGAAAAAATCGTCAGATTCTAAAAAGAAAACAACAAGAAAATCTCCAAAGAAAAAGTAAATTAGATTTTTTAGGACACGGCTAACTAATTATAGCAAGGAGATCTAAATGAATGGCCGTGCCCACTTTAACACCTTCAAGTCAAACAAGCGCTATAACACTCACAACAGGAAGCATTGGCAGCGATGTACAAAATAATACATCTATACCTTTTCAATTATATTCAGATACAACTTCTGCAATGTTTTCGAAGTATTTCTGCTCCGGCGCCGCCGATCAAGTTTCATATGTTTATAAAAAACTTGGCGGCGATGTCTTAGACCTTGAAATAACCAAAAATCAAGTTTTTACGGCTTATGAAGAAGCAACTCTAGAATATTCTTATATTCTCAACATTCATCAAGCTAAAAATATACTTGGAAGCGCCCTGGGTGCGACAACGGGCACTTTTGATCATGATGGCGCTTTAAGGAGTGGCCCACTTTCTTCAAGTCTATCCGGAACTCATGTAAATCTTAGATATCCAAAATGGAGATTTTCTTATGGCGAAAGGCTTAGTGATGGAATGTCCACAGAAGGTGGCATTGGCGGAGATACAAGAATATATTCAGCATCTTTTAATACATCAATTGGCCAACAAGATTATGATTTACAAGCGATTATCGAAGCGACCTCTTCGGCAGATCAAAGTTCACTTTTTTACGGCAAAGTAGGCAAAAAAAGAGTTCATATTACAAAAGTGTATTATAAGTCCCCACAAGCAATGTGGAGGTTTTATGGCTATTACGGCGGTTTAAACACAGTTGGAGATTTAGCCAGCTACGGCCAATTTGCAGATGATTCAACATTTGAAATAATTCCTGCTTGGCAAAACAAACTTCAAGCGATGGCATTTGAAGATGCCATTTATACACGAAATTCACATTGGTCTTATGAGCTTAAAAACAATAGGCTAAGAATATTTCCAAACAATACCAATAATCTACCATATAAAATGTTTGTAGAATTTTATGTCCGTGATGATGTTTGGGATTTAAATTCTGAAAAAGAAAATGGAATAGATGGCGTTAACAACATGAATACTTTGCCATTTGAAAACCTTCCATACGAAAATATTAATGCCATAGGCAAACAATGGATTAGAAGATTTGCTTTGGCCTTGTGTAAAGAGATGTTAGGCCAAGTTAGAAGCAAATTTGGCTCTATTCCAATTCCTGGCGAAAGCGTTAATCTGAATGGCTCTGCTTTAATAACCGAGGGGCAACAAGAACAAGAAAAGCTTCGAGAAGAGCTAAAAACAACGCTTGACGAGCTAACATATGCCAAATTAGTAGAAAAAGATGCCGCAATCGTCGAAGGTGCGACCAAAGTTCAACAAAATATGCCGTATCCGGTACCAATTGTGGTAGGGTAATATGAATTATGCCTGACAAATGGAAACAACCAGCACAGCCGCCCCCTCCATTATTTTTTGGAAAAAAGGAGCGCGATCTTGTTAAACAAGTTAATGATGAACTTATTGAAAGAGTCATTGGTCAACAAATTGTATACTATCCGATAGACATGCAACGTACTAATTTCCACTCTTTATACGGAGAGCTATAACAAAAACATTTTTACCGCCAGTTCGCGTATATGCATTAATTGTATGGAACGGGTATGAAACAAAGCACAACAAGTTTAGGAATTGATAGAAGGCCTTCGATTGTTGTGCACTTTCACAAACGAAGATTGACAGAGGATCAAGATCTTTTTGTGAGAGAAGGAGATTTTATTTATTATGGTGAGGATTTTTTCGAAATAGTCACCTTAAACGAACCAAGAGAGCTTTTTGGACAAGCTGACCACAAAGTAGAGATTGAAGCGACCTGCATTAAGGCACGTAAGGGACTTTTCGATGCCAGCTAAAGATAAAGAATTTCCCATAGTTCCATCAACTTTGGAAACAATAGATAAAGCTTTCTTTCGTTTTATTGACGAAAAATTGAATATTTTTTCCACAACAAGTGCCGGCTGGGAAAAAACGCCGGTTATATGGGCTTCTGCGGAAAGATCATACCAGATAAAAAATAAAAAAGAATTACATGACGACTCAGGAGCTTTAGTACTTCCTTTGATTGTGGTTGAAAGAACATCGGTCGTTAAAGATCCTTCTAGAAAAGGAGCTTTTTGGGGAAATGTGCCACCAAATAGCGACTATAGAAATGGCTCTATCACAGTGACGAAAAAGATGAATCAAGAAAAAACTGCAAATTTTGCACGTGCAGATGCTTTTCGTAAAAAAGGCCAACTTAATTTTCCGAGAGAAAACAAAAAAATTGTTTATAAAAGTTATATAATTCCAATGCCAGTTTATGTTGACATAACTTACAATGTTATACTGAGAACAGAATATCAACAACAGATGAATGAAATAATGACGCCTTTCATTACGAGAACGGGCGGCATCAATCATTTTGTAATGAGAGACGATAATCATTTTTATGAAGGATTCATTGAGGCTCCTTTCTCCCCGGAAGGAGGTAATGTTGGAATGATGGAAAATGAAGAAAGAAAATATCAAACAGCCTTAGATATCAAAGTTCTCGGATATTTAATTGGCGAAGGCAAGAATCAGCCAACCCCAAAAGTTATCATGCGTGAAAACGCTGTAGAAGTTAAAATACCGCGAGAACGCATAATTATGGGGGACTCCCCAGAGTTGAATGACAAGAATGCTTTTTATAGAGAATAAAGGAATTTGGAAATTCTCATTACTATTTATTAAAGAAAAAACTATGTTAGTTGCTTGTTTTTAAGAGGAGAAAAACGATAATGTCTGTTAATAAATTTAAGTTTGTTTCGCCCGGGGTTTTTGTTGACGAAATTGATCAATCTCAACTCCCAGCGCTACCTACCAAAATGGGCCCAGTAATTATCGGCCGCGCCGAACGTGGCCCAGCAATGAGGCCGATAACAGTTAATTCGTTTGCTGAGTTTGTTGAAATTTTTGGCGATCCAATCCCCGGCGGGCAAGCAGACGACGTTTGGAGAAACGGCAATTATTCAGGCCCTACATACGGCGCATTTGCCGCACAAGCATATTTAAGAAACAGCAGTCCTGTAACATTTGTTCGACTTTTAGGTAAACACCACGCTGCAGCCGACTCCTCGGCTGCGAGAGGGGAAGCCGGCTGGAAAACAGATAATGATGTAGATCCGACCCGGGCCGCATCTGGCGGATCTTATGGCCTTTGGATTATAGCCTCTGCTTCGATGGCAGGCGAAGGCACCGATTCGCCCAGCGCCGTCACGCCCCAATCGGAAGTTACGGGAACCCTTGCCGCCGTTTGGTATTTGGATGATGCAACAATTGAGTTATCAGGAAATCAGAGAGCCGCCAATTCAGCTGGCAGTTCCACTGATGCAACAACTGGCTCTTGTGTGCTCATTGAAAATTTGGGAGGCAAGGCAGAGACTACTGAGTTTAAAGTTCTTATTAAGGACCAAAGTGGAAATAAAATTATTACAACATCGTTTAATTTTGAACCATCTTCGGACAAATACATTCGAAAAGTATTTAATACCAACCCGACAGTAACCAATGATGAAATTTATTCGACAACAAAGAAATATTGGCTCGGAGAAACTTTTGAAAGAGAAGTGGGTGAAAAACTAGCAGACATTAACGGCGCCGGAACAGCTTTTGGCGTCATTTTAGCGCTTTCTTCCGGAAGTCACGAATATAGTAATCAAAAAAAGGAATCAATTAACGCGGAAACAGGCTGGATTATCTCCCAAGATCTTGGAAACGTAACTGCAAACACCGCAAATGATTTTGACGGTTTAACTCAAGCTAGAGCCA